AATTCTAAAAATGAAAATTTTTTCTCGCTTATGTGTTGTTATGTCGAAAATTGTTTGTATCTTTGCACCGTGTTTGATACACAATGAATGTTTAACAAATAATATATGTAATATGGAACAGCAAAAAAATGTTGAACGGTTTAGGCTTGAAATGATAGTTAAAGCCGTTGAAGATGTAACAAGCGACTTTGACATTTCAGACGCTTTAAGCGACTATTTAGATTTGTTGCGTGACTTTTCGGGGTGTATTGAAAACATACAACATGACTGTTTTTTAACAGAGGGTGAACTACCCGAAAACGTGTTGGAAGAGTTGAAAGAACGTTACAACACAAACCGCCTTATTGAGTTGGTTTGGAACACTTCACACGTTGAAAGGGTATGCAAGGCACTGGAAACGGTGGCTAAACAAGTAAAGTATTTAAAAGATAGTATCAACAAATAACACGTGTTAATTATGGGTATTGAAAAAGTTATCGAGAGTTACCGCAAACCGCTGGAACTCATCAAAGAGGGTATCGGCAATATAGATACCGAAAGTGAACATGGTAAAAGTTTCATTGCAGAGGCTCAAAAGGTGTTAGGCACACTTATTGAAAACCTGCCAAACGTGCAAAAGATGTACGAAGACTTGCACGAAAAGTTTGAGGTTGAAAAGGACTGCAAGAACGACGCTTATTTCTTCATTCTTGAAAGTGGCAATTTTTACAAGTACAAGCAATGGCACTTCAACGAAAAGAAAGGCGACTTGCAAAGCACACTTGAAAAGTTTTGGGCTAACAACTTGAAAGCCCCCAAAGAGAAAAAGGGTAAAAAGTAAGGTTCAAAGATTGTTTCATGGTTCGGGGTACTGCTTTAATTAGTAGTACCCCGTTTTTGTTACCATATTTTGCCCCTGCTGGCTTTTCTGTTCGTTTGTGGGTAACATATCCACCCGAACAAAACAAACGCAACACGGGGCAAATTTGGCTATTCTATATAAACGCCCTGTTCCAGTTGTTCGTATATTGCCCGTTGCTCACTGGTTAATATATTAGCGTTTGCAATACTTCCAACGTGTTCGGCTCTTATAAACCCTTTGAACGTGCCTATATAGTCCGTTACGTTGTCTTTGTTCCTGTTGCCTTTGTCCTTACTGGTGTACCACTTCATTTTAATGTAAGGTTCAAGCCCGTATAATAGTTGTTCGTTCCAACTGTCAGCCCCCACAAGGTTTATAGTGTCGTTTTGTGGTGCTGTGTAAATTATATCGGTGCTGGGTGCAACATCTTCAACAAGAAACACAATGCCGTTATAACTTAAACGTGCTATGCCCTCACCTGTAACCGTGTTAATGACGTATTCCAGTCGTACCGATTTGCCCACGTATTCCACGGGTACGGAAACAAACCCTTTGAACGGCAAAAACAACTGTATTTCGCTTTGGTAGTCGGTGTTGTCGTTATTGTGTGCTGGTATCTCCACGCTTCCGAAATCAAGCGTTACACGGTCTTTGCTGGGTGCTAAACACTCAATGCCCGTTTCATAGTTACCGCATTTTATTTGGTCTGTGCTGCTGGTCGGTATTTCGGTATGTATTCGCTTTATACGGTTTACATACTGCCCCAAGTCTATAAGGTAATAACTTGTTTCGCCTGCTGTCGTTTCGCTTCTGAAAAAACGCTTTTTCGCAAAGTCTGCAAGGTTATCCAGTGTTACCCTATACACGTTTATACTGCCGTAATTAGTTCCTATAACGGTAACGGGTACGGTGTCCCCCGAAATGTTTATACTTTCGTAGTCGCCTATTTCGGTGGCTGGGTCGCTGGTGTCTATGTAAGCCGTTGCCGTGGTCTTCTCATCGGATAACTCAAAGTTCTTGCTTTTGTAGTAGCCGTATTCGTTTCGCCATGACAAAACGGGGGCTTCTTCAAACTCGGTGTTTTCGTTTGCTTTCAGTTCCACGGATAACGCCCCGTTTGGCTTCACAAATTCGGGTATAGGGTTCACGATGGAACAACCCGTTAAACTCGTTTCCACCAAATGTACACCCCCGAAAAAACCGCTTATCGTTATCGGCTGGGTTCTGTCTGCGTCCGTAATAGTTACCCGTGCCGTGCTGTCGTAATCGTTCACGGTAATTTGTAGGTCTGCCGTTGCCGTTTCCCCTGCCGTGTTGGTGTACTGTACCCCCGTATCATAGAAACGCCCACGGGGGTAACGTCTGCTTTGTACGGTAATATCAATTTTCACGGTGTCGAAAGATACCGTTAATGTGGTGTCGGCTATGTTGTTTATAACGGTCGGTTCGGGTACGTCCTCGCTTATTGTGCTGCCTGTAAGCGTTATTTGGCTTTGCTCCATTTCGTCCGTTAAAGTGGCTGTTTTCTTGTCGCTGCTCAACGTGAGGGGGCTTTCCCTGTAATCACCGTAACCGTCCGTATATTGTGCCTTAATTTCGCCCGTGAACTTATAGCCAGTATCAGCCGTTACCGTCAAAGTAACATCGTACCCGTTCCGTACTGCTGTAAACTGGCTGTTCGGTATGTTGTTTACTACGTTTTCCATATCTATTTATCGCCTTTTATAGTTACCATTATTATGCTGCCTTCTTCACTGAATAGCCCTGTATTTGGAAACTCCAACTTTTCAAAGTTCGGCAAAGTTGAATAAACCAAAGAACGGGTGTTAATGTGGGTGTCTGCGTTGTCCCTCTCTGTGATAGTCCCACGGGCTTGCATTATTTCCCTTTCGTAGGTCTTCAACACGTCCACACGCAAAGACAATATAAAAGCGTCCCCCTCTTGAATTTGTGCGTTATCAATGAAATAATAACGGTTCAGTGTGGGAATGTAACAGTAATTGAACGCTGGAATACCTTTGTAACGGATACGCAAAACGGGGTTTTCCATGTCGAAATTTGAACGCAAAACGCCCTGTATGTCCGTGGACTGCCCCAACGTCTTATTAACGGTGTTTGGGTGTCCCAAGTAGTTATAAAAATGTATTGTTATCATATCATCAAGTATTAAAAAGAACGGGCTGGCAATGTTACCACCGCCAACCCGTCCACCGTTTAATGAATGTTTACAAAGTTATGCTACAAAGAACACAACAAAGTTTTCGTTGGTGTCGTTGAAATAGCCTGCGTCAAACTTGAAATAGTTGTTGAAGAACTCGGCTTTTGCGTTGTACGTGGTTGTTACACGTCTGTCAAGGTTGCAAACGCCCAAAGCGTCACGGTCAAACATAACGCCAAGAACGCCCGAAACGTTCACCGCTTCACCGCTGGCACTCTTTACGTTGATAGTCGAAACGCTGGCAAAGTCGTAGTTCTTACCGCTTGCCTGCCAACTCGGTACGGTTTCAGCGTTTGGCAAAAGTACCTGGTCTTTGTTGTAGGTGTCAGAATAGAGGTACGTTTGTGCTGCCTTTGCAAAGTCAGACAAAAGAACGGTGTGCAACATATCCACGGGGGTAAAACGTTCCTTTGCACCCACGTTGAACAGTGTGGAAACGGTCTGCATACGGTCGGCATACAGTCCCATAGTGTAAGACGCAAAACGGATAAATTCGGGGTTCGTAATTGCGTCCGCTGCTGTGATTGCATCGGGGTTTGCCGTTTCCCCGTCTGCTGGGTGGAACTTGTCGTTAAACAGCTTCAAAAGGTTCACGCAACGTACTGTACTGGCTGTTGCGTAGTCGGCTGCAACTGAAGCCTTACCGCCAAACGCTGTTTTGTCTGCTTTCAGTGTTTCGGCTACCATGTTGTTAATTGTACGCATAATAAGTGCGTCCGCTTTGATAGTCATAGACTTTTCAACGGCTGAATAAATCATGCTTAAAAAGCCGTTCAACTGCTCGGCACTGCTGAAACTCTCCTTTACCTGTCTTTCGGTAATTGATACGGGCACTTCAAAAGTTACCTTGCTGTTAAAGAACTTTGCCGTAACGGTTGGTTTGTGGAATACGTCCTGTTTGTACTCTGTACCGTCCTGCAAGTTCCACGTGTCGTTTTCGGTGGCTGCTGGAATGTCTGCTGAAATCTTTTCCAGTACGCTGCCAAACTCCCAAGCGTCCATTAAAACGCTGGGTACTTTACCGCTGTAAGGTCTGTTTACAAACACAACCTTTCCAATGTGGTTTACCAAACTTTTAACGTAGTTGTCCACTGCGTTGGCGTCGAATACTTCCGTACCCAAGTCCACAACACCCGTTAAATCTTCCTGCACAATGTCGGTTTTGCCCAACACTTCATTTGATACGCTGTTAATAAGCGTGTAAATCTGCTTTACTTCCATGTTGTAAAATTTTTATTGTTAAACAATTATTCGTATATATCCAGTGTTATTTCGCTTACAAGGGCAAAGATAATTTTTTCCTGCCACTTGTTACGCCTTAACTCCATTTCTTTAACCACGTTTTCCGATACGTTGCCCGTTGTCCCCTGTTGTTCTGTGGTACTGGTAACGGTTTCGGTGCGTGTCTTGTTCTGCTCGCTGGTGTCCCGTTCCCCGTCCGTGAACATATCATCGTTAAACGCCTTTTCTGCGTTTGTGGTGTTGTCCGTTCCCTGCTCGCTGGTGTCCCTGTTTTCGGTCTTCGTTACCTTTGCCGTGGTCGGTGTTACTGCGTTGTACTCGGTTGTCATCGCTTCCGCCTGTTTCAGCCAGTCGCCAACACGCATTGAAATGATACCACGCAAAACGGGTGCTGCCGTTGTCGCTGTCAGTCCCTCGGACAAAGTACGGTTGCCGTACTTAAACGCTGCCACTGCGTCCAGTTCTTCGGGTGGTGTACGGGCAAAAATTGTTCGGTACTCGTCCTCGAAATCGGGGTAAAAGTATTTTGCGAAAAGCCCGTTACCCTCTGTAAACAGTTCCTTGTACTTCATTTCTTGCCCCCTTTCTTTTTACGCTGTTCCTCGGTGTCCTCATCGGTGGGGTCGTTTTCCCGTTCTTCCTCGGTTGTTACTTCCACGCCTGTAACCAAACTTTCGTAGTTTTCATGCTCCAAATACCAAGAACTACCCAAACGCACGGATATTTCAGTACCGAACATTTCGTTTACCTGTTTCAGTGCCTTTTGTCTTTCATGTAGCATATTATCCACATACGGCAAAAGTACGTCAACATTCATAGCAACCTCGCCCGTGTTCAGTCGTTCACGCTTCATGTTGTAGTTGGCATTTAGTCCCAACTCGTTCAACATATTAGCCTTGTAATACTGCACAAGTTCCACAAGTTGCGTTATATACTGGGTGTTGCTGGTGGCTGTTGTCTGCATATTAACGCCCTTAAAAAAGGCGTTTTCCCCGATAACGGAAAAGTCCCCGTCCAGTATCTTTTTTAAGAACTCGTCTGCACTTTGCTTTGTCTTGTCATCGCTGGCACTTATCAGCATAGTAATACGGGTTAAAATGCTGGCTGTGTTCAGTGATATAACACCGTCCGTATATAACACGGCAAATTTTCCTATAAGTGGCAAAAGGCTGTTGCCGTTGGTGTCGTTCTTGATAAAGACACCGTCCACGCCTATTTTATAGGACTTATTCAGTTTTAACGCTGGGTTCGCTACCGTGTAAATTGTCGGTCTGTTGTACGGGTCGGGTTCTCCACCTGCTGCACCCTGTAAGGCGTACAAGTCCCCGTTTACCTCTGCAAAAAAGGCGTTGCCCTCTGTCTGCAAAAGCCTTTCCAGTTCCTCGGCTGGCACGGTGTCGGGTAAGCCCTCATATACAAGCATCGCCTGCGTTTTCGCCAACGTGTTTTCAATGAAAGACATTACCGCCATGTCCTTATTTTTAACGTAGGACTGGAAACGCTGGTATATGTTTTCTTTTTTCTTCATACGCACGTATATATAAATTTTCTGCAAAAATACAAATTTATTTTGTTAAAAGTGTACCGTTTGCAGAAAAATTTTCGTTTTAACCTTATTTTAGTGATATAATGTTGGTTTTTGCACTCGTTATAAGGTAATTTCGGACAATTTCGCCTACTTCGTTGTCTTGATAGAAAACCTTATCAGTTGCGAAATATCTGGCTACCTGCTGTTCTATGTAACTGGCATTGCTTATAAGTTTGCGTTTGTAGTTCGGTTTGCCGTTCATTTCAAGTGAGTAAATAAGGCTGTTTTCCGTGTCCTTAATCGGGGTTGTTTTCATGTGTATATACGTGAAATTCTCGTTACCCACCTGTATAATGTTGCCCTGCAAAATAGTGTCGTTAAACTGGATATAATAGACAAACAAAACATCTTTCGGGGCATACTTCACGGGCAAATGTGGATATACTGCCAGTTCCCATTTACCGCCCGTTATCATCTGCAAATTTTGGTTGTCGAAACAAAAGTATTTGTTACTGGCTTTGTGCTTCACTACCGTACTGCAATACTCAACGGCTACCGTTGCCCCGTGTTCCCCGAAACGGTAAATGTCTATTGTACCCTGTTCCATTACTGGAACTTGCTTTAACCCCATTTCGGTAAAATACGGGCAATACTTGTTTACAGTGTTACCCAACATGAAAACCTTTACATCGTCCCTTTGTCGTATTATGGTGCTTAATAGGTTCATAAACAACATAAACTCATCGGGCAAATAGTAACGCCTTGTTAGGAACTCATCAAATACCACGGTCGTAACATTCGGGTAACTGCTGCTTTTTTCGTGTTCCTGCTCGGACAAACAAAAGCCGTAACAAAACGGCACATCGCACGGGGTACGCTTGCCCGTTTCTTCGTTGTAGTACGACAAAAACCATTTGTTCGACATATAGAACACCTCGTTAAATTTCCCGTCTGTAAGGGTCGAAATAAGCCCGTTTGCCGTGTGGTTTGCAAATAGGCTTTCGGCACGTTTGCCCCTCAAATCTTCACGCCAACGCCTAATATATGCCATTTGCTTGCTCGTGTTAATAAACTGTTCCAGTCCGTAACGTAACGCTGCGTATGTCTTACCGTTGGAACGCTCGCCAAATATCAGATTATAGTCTGCGTTCTTTGCCAGTATCTCCCCCAAATCGTAAAATTTCGGGGTGTTGCTTTCCTGCTGCTGTTTCTTCTTTGCCATATCCTTTAATCTTTGAATTTGATACCACGTAAATAATTAAGATAGATAACGGACAAACTAAGGCTGTACCCTGTCGGTTCAAGGTGTACCCCCGATTTTTCGTTATAGTCGCACTCGTTGCCTAAATAGTCAAATATGCTTCCAGTTATGCCGTAATCTATATAAGTGTGAATGTTTTTGCCTGTTGCTTTCGGGGGCAAATCAAGGTAGTTTGTAAATGCGTCAAATATGCCGTTTTGCCCGTACTTCTCCATAAGGTAGGGAATAGCACATTTTTTGTTTACGCCCGAAACGGTCAAAGATACGGGGTAACTTTTGCCCCCTGTCTTCAATGCGTTTTCCTGCTCTACCATGTAGCGTTTTGCCCCCAGTGTCTTAAAACGGGTGTAACGCCCCTCATAGTCCCAAACGCCTAACAACTTCTTTACGCCTTTTATTGTTTTCGGCTGGCACATCTCAAAGGGTATGCCGTGGAACTTGCACGCCTTGCGTAACTTCTGTTCTGCCTGTTTGTTGTAGGTGTCGAAATACGCTTTGTGCTGGTCGCCCTGCATTAACTTTATACTGTCGGTGTCGCTATATATGTAATCGTCTTTCGCTTCATATATTCCCGTGAATAGGTTACGCCTTGCGTATGCCGTTACAAAGATACCCCACGGATAAAACAAAAAACGGTTCTTGCTGGAATTGTAGGTATATAGCAAGTTACTTTGCTGTTCGGGTGTCATGTGTTCGGTGTCCCAGTCCCCGTTATATACGAACTCATCACGGAGGGGGTTTGTTACACACATACCGTAACAACTGTTTAGCATTTCCTTACTGTTCAAATACTCTACTTCCATACCGTCCACGCCCTTTAAGGTGGTTTTCTTTTCGTATAGGTGTAATATAGCCTTTACAAACTCGGTCGGCAAATATCCACGCTTGTAACAGTACATCGTACCCACACGCATACTTTCCCAGTGGTAAAAGTTCTTTATTATGTGAAAGTCAATATCTGTTATTGTGAGGGCTATTTGTTTGGCTGCTGCCACACGTCCGTTATTTTCTACCACGTTCTGTTTTATAAAACACTTGCTGGCACTTATCGGGTTGTCCTGTGTTTCGCTGGTGAATATGTTGTTAAACTCAATATCGAAGACACAACAGTATTTCGATATAAGAAACTCAAATTGTTTCATACTCTTTACCTGTATGCAAACGCCCTTACTCATCGGGTATTGTTCGGCTACCATTACATAAGGGTAACTGCTGGTAAAGTCGTAACTATCCACTTCGGGGGTTATCTCATCGGTGTAAATTGCGTTTGCGTGTGTGAAACCGCCTGCAAAGGCACGTTGCAACATTCTGAACTCATCTAAACCCGTTATTTGTAGTTCCTGCATTAAATTAACGTAGTCCCAGTTTGGCACGGTCTTTCCCTCTTCGTTCTTTGTGCGCAAACAGTGCTTTCGGCAATACTTGCGTACAAACCCCGTCTTCGTCAAAGGTAGGTTGCAAATGTGCTTCACTTCTTCGATACGTTCCTGTATGTAACACATCACTACTTTTATATCATTGATACAGTAACCTATTTCGGCATTTGTAAGGGGTGTTTGTCGGTGTCTTAATAGTGAGTAATCAAGGTCGCCCGTTTTCTTCTCACACTTGTATTTAACCAACTGTTCCCCAAGTTTAGCCAGTGAGTAACCCGATAAAAGGTAACTACACCGAAACTCTATAAAACGGCTGGTAATAGCGTAAATAGGTTTTCGCAAATCAATGCTGAAAACCTTTGCCCAGTCAAACCAATTTCGTATAAACTGGAACTCATACGAAAGGTTATGCACGTAGCATATTAACCGCCTTTTCTCACCCAGTTGTAGGGTGTCGGCTATCACTTCGCACATTTCCGTAAATTCGTCCCACGTCCTGCCAACTATCACACGCCCGTTAATACCAAACTGCCAAACGTACATTATAGCCGCCTTTTCCAGTTTTATTTTACGTTTCTGCATAAGCCTTTGCGCCTGTTCGTAGTCGTATGCCGTCCCGTCCTCATCACGGTAAAAACTGGTTGTTTCAATGTCAAAGGAACACGGCACATTATAAAAGTGTTCCCCCTTGCTGTTGCCTGTCAAATTCTTTTCATTAACGGATAACTCTAAAACGGTGGCTATGTCAGTCGGTTTGTATATTCGGGTATCTTTTTCATTAAACGGTATTTTCTTCATATACTTACATACTGAATTTGTCGAAATCGTCCATTATCTTTTTAACGTCCTTTTCCATAAGTTCCACCGCGTTCCAATGGTCGTCCGCTGCCTGCTCTAACTGGTTATCCAGTACGTTTGCAAGGCTTTGGGCTTCGCTCTCTATTTGGTCGCTAAGGCTTCGGGCTTCTGTTTCCAGTTCCCCCGTAAAGTCTTTGTAACGCATTAGGTAGCGTTCTACAAAATTAGTGTCATCTATGCTTTGTAACTTCTTTTGTAGGTTCTTTGCCATTAGGTCGAACTCATCGGGTTTAAGGTCGTAGGACTGCATTAAATGCGTGTTGTACTGTCTTACACCTGTTGCCGTACTGGTAGGCTGTCGCAAAAACGAAATTGCCTTTGTGTACTCCATTTTTAGGGTGTTCCAGTCGCCACGCATAGAGAATTTTGTGTAACTCTCAACATCGCCCTTTTGCAGTGCTGCAACCGCTGGACTTATTAACCCTGCGTGTTCTATGTTCTGAATACGCCTGTTTGCCCGTTGGAATACCTTTGCAATCTCGCTTCGTGCTGCTGGACTGCTTTCCAACTGGTCTAATATCCACTTTTGTAGGGGTTGTTTAGTACTGCGAAAAACGCCCCTTGTAAATGCTATTTTACCGCCTTTCATGTCTTGTAATCTCGTTTAATAACAAAAGGGGGTAAGCGTGTACCCACCCCCTTATAAGTAAGACAATACAGTAAATTACAAGTCCACAAACGAAACATTGTAACACTTCTTTCCGTGGCTCTCATACTCGTAGATAGTGTAACCTACTTTGCCGTTTTTAATCGCTTCAACGGCTTCACTGTCTGCCAGTATTTCACAGGCTGTTTCTGCCATGTGTGAAGGTAGGTTTACTAACTTCTTCGCTTCTGCGTCAATGATAACGGGGCTATCGCCTAAACCGTTCTTGCTGGCATGTACGAAAATGCCGTTAATCGGGTGTACTACATCGTTGCCCCCGTTGTCCTTACTGTTGAAAATGTCTGCCAACTTGATATACTCAAAGTTGCTGGTGTCGATACCGAAACCGACTTTGTTAAACTTACTTGCAAATGTTGCCATAGTTGTAAACTTTATTTGTTAAACATTCATTGAATTGTCTTTCTGTTCGGTGGCTGTGAACTCTAAAAGCCACTTTTTGAAACGGTTTATCTTCATAACCGCTTTGTCATTCTTGCATACCTCGTTTGTAGTAATAAGGTGGTTCAGTGCAGCCAGTACCTCAAAACTGTACTCGTCAAACGGGTTGCGTACTTCGTTGTTATTCTCTGCCATTTTCTTATAAATTAAATGTTAATCAATGTTCGTTACTGCGTTCAGCGCGTGAATTATTTGCCCCGTGTACGGGTCAAAATGCACCGTTTCGCAAAACGCCTTTACATACTCGGCTTTGTAGCGTACCAACGTCAAAGTAATTTCACGTTGTGCGTTGTAGTCCTTTGGAACTACCTGTTTACCATTCAAGTAATAAACGTGTTCATTGTTCATATACCATAACTTTTTGTTAAACATTCATTGTGTATCAAACACGGTGCAAAGATACAAACAATTTTCGACATAACAACACATAAGCGAGAAAAAATTTTCATTTTTAGAATT